GGCTTGTCATATAGCTATGAGGATTATTACCAAGCGGTACGGCGGGTTTGGCGATTCGGTCAAAAATTGCCGGTAAACTCTCATATCGTGGTTGGTTCTACAGAGCTTCAAATACTCGATACAATTCGCCGAAAAGAAAAACAGCACTTGAATATGAAACAGCAAATGTATGGGTCAATCAAGCAAATCCAATGTGATGCGATAAGAGGTATTCAATACAAAATGGACTATTCTGGGCGGATTGAAATGAAGCTACCGGAATGGTTGAAGGAGGTAAGTTGATGGAAGTCCAGAATCAGTCGCTGACCGAAAAATATTCACTCTACAATGGCGATTCTTGCGAGATTGCAAAGGGTTTGCCGAGTAATAGTGTGCATTTGACGGTGACTTCGATACCATTCAGCAATTTATATATTTACTCGGACAGCTACCGAGATATGGGGAACTGTTCTGATGACGAGGAGTTTTTCACTCATTTTAATTTCTTGATTCCAGAATTGTACCGGATTACGGTACCTGGGCGAATATGTGCGATCCACTGCAAACAACTTGTGAATTATAAAGGCCGAGATGGGCAGGCCGGACTTCGTGACTTCCGGGGAGATATTATCCGAGCAATGCAGGCACATGGCTGGATATACCATTCGGAAGTTTGTATCTGGACAGATCCTGTTTTAGAAATGCAAAAAACGAAAGCTCACGGACTTCTTTGGAAGCAACTGCGAAAAGACTCGAGTTTTAGTCGGCAGGGAATGCCGGAATATATGCTTATTTTTCGCAAGTGGGCAAAAAATGAGCAGGAAGAAAAGCTGATAGAGCCGATTGAGCACACGAAAGAAGAGTTCCCGGTAGAAATGTGGCAGCAATATGCCTCGCCGGTCTGGTTCGATATTCCTAGAACTGATGTTTTGAATGTGCGAATTGCCCGAGATGATCGGGATGAAAAGCATATTTGTCCGCTTCAACTTGGAGTAATTGAAAGGTGCATTGAACTCTGGAGTAATCCTAATGATGTGATATTTGATCCATTCGCCGGAATCGGTAGCACACTTTACGAGGCAATCAAAGCTGGCCGCAAGGGTCTTGGCATCGAACTCAAAGAGAGCTATTTCCATCAGGCTATTAAAAATTGTGAAGCCGCTCGGAACGAATCTGAGCAGGGCGGGTTGTTCGTGGAAATAGAAAGGAGCTCGTGAGATGGAATTTTTAAAGTTGACCGATACACAGTCCAAGAATCTCCCGAACAAATCATGAAGATGTTGGAGGTAGGGGATGAATCCTAATTGCAAGTTCTGTGGGGAGTGGAGAACTTCCGATGTAACAGAAAATAAGATACGGATAGCTTATTATGTCACGCGGTCGCCTTATGATAAACGTCATGCAGTTTTGGCTAAGGGAAAGACAAAAATGGTGTGATGATTTTTGAGGGGGATTATGTAAAGGTTCATAACTTCGAAAATGAAGAATTAGGAATAGCAACAGTCAGGTCTTCTTATGGTAGCTTTAATCTCGATTTTCCTGATGATGCATTCCAGGCGCAAACAATAGATATCGGCGAGGCTTCGGCATCTTGCTACTATATGGAAGTCATCGGCAACATACACGAGGGGGAGAAAGAATGAAATATGTAAAAAAACCAGTAGTAATCGAGGCTTTTAAGTATGATGGGGATATGATGGACAAGGATGGTAAGTATTACGTTCCGGTATGGGCTGAGAAGGCTCATAAGGAGGGTACTCTTTATTACAAAGATGCAGGAGAGCTATACATTAAAACATTAGAGGGTGATTATCGTGCTTCGGTGGGTGATTATATTATTCAAGGGGTAAAAGGCGAGCTGTACCCATGCAAGCCGGACATTTTTGAAATGACCTACGACCCATGCGAATAAAAATAATCCCCTGCCGCAGATTCGCTCACAAATCACTACCAAGGCAACTACTCAAAATAGGCTCGGAGCTGTGGGAAGTGTTCAAGGCTTATCTTTCTGGCGATAGGGAGCATCTCAGAGAGGAGCTGGCTGACCTAGCTACAAGTTGCATCACAACGCTTGATTGCCAGTTGAATATGACAGATGAGGAAATCGACCAGTTATTTGATGGAGTTAACGAGAAAAACAGGGCCAGGGGCTATCATGATTAATTAAGGAGGCGGGAAGATGGATTGCAAAGAAGCTAAAGTAATACTAGAGAAATATGTATTCTGGCGAGATGTTAGAATTCCTATTTTAGAAGATCAACTTAATTCCTTGTGTTCATCTTCCACCGCTAACTACTCAGGCTCGATTCGTGGAACAAATATCAGTGACCCCACAAAGCGAGAGGCAGAGGAAAGAATCACTCTGGAGATGGAGCTTGCTGATTTGAGGAACAAGGTCAGGGCTGTGGAGTATGTGAAAAAGTATTTGGACGAGGATCTGTTGCCAGCATTTCGATTCCTCATCTATCCGCGAAAGCAGAGCTGGGCGGAGATGGCCGACCATGAAAAATCAGGAATGACTGAACAGGAGTTCCGGACGAGAAGGCGAAAGATTTTAAATTATACGAGAGAGGCTTTTGAAGGTCTCTCTTTTTACCGTTCTAGTGCTTAGACCCACCGAAAAAGACCCGAACAACAACAGGCACAGCCCCTTTTCCTGCCTTATACTAATATTGTGGCAGAGGTGGTCAGGGATTACTTGACCACTGAAACCGAAATTGCCTACCTACCATGCGTAGGCAAGGTATCTGATTAAGACATCTGTTGAATTAGGTGTCTTTTTTTGTTTCCTCGAAGAGGTTAAGAAAACGAACAAACAAAGGCCGGAAAGGACTTGTATTATATGTGAAGCCAAGGTAACATCACAACAACCTAAAAAATATAAGGCTTGGAGGATGTAAAAAATGAAAGCAATTTTAAACGTAAATTACCCGGTACTCGGTTGGAAATCTGGTACTATAGTCACTATTCTGAGGCATTCCGAGGTAGTCGCAAGCAAAGTTTTGGTGGAAAGACGTCCAGGCGGCTTCAAAGCATGGTGTCATTTAGACGATATGACCCCGATGGAGTAATTATAAGGAGTGAGAAAAATTGAATAGTCAAAACCCCTCAGTAGAGGTTCACTGTTCTCATGATGAGATGGTGGACCTTTTTTCTTTGGTGCCGAATCCCCGGAATCCGAACACGCATGGGCAGAGACAAATTGAATTATTGGCTAAGATTATAAAAACATATGGTTGGCGGCATCCGATTGTAGTAAGTAAGCGATCTGGATTCATTGTTGCTGGTCATGGCCGAAGGGAAGCCGCACTTCTTCTAGGGCTTGATAAAGCTCCGGTCGATTTTCAGGAATACAAAAGCGATGCTGAAGAGTGGGCAGTTTTAATTAACGACAACACAATTGCCGAACTCGCAGAACGTGATGAGCTGGAATTGGCTTCTTTGGTGTCAGAATTGGGAGTTGATTTTGATTTTGACCTGTTAGCCATGTCAGATGTAGAAATCGCCGAATTGATGGCAACAAGCTCTCCTGATGAGGTTCTGGATGACAACTTTGATGTCGATAGCGCAATCGAGGAAATCAAGCAGAATCCAACAACTCAGCTCGGCGATATCTGGATTCTTGGAAAGCATCGGTTAATTTGCGGAGATTGTACCCAAAAAGAAGTAATAGAGAAGCTCATGGACGGCGATCTTGCAGCGATGGTTTTCACGGACCCACCTTATAACGTGAACTATGAGAGTGATGACGGAAAGAAAATCGCAAACGACAATATGCCGGCAGAGTCTTTTAATCGATTCCTGCTTGAATCATTTAGCCGAATGGTTGAAGTATCGATTCCGGGAGCTCCAATCTACGTTTGCCATGCAGATTCAGAGGGAGCGAATTTCAGAAGTGCCTTGATTGAATCAGGCTGGCTACTTAAACAATGCCTAATCTGGGTAAAGAACAATTTCGTGATAGGTCGGCAGGATTACCAATGGAAGCATGAGCCGATTCTCTACGGATGGAAGCCCGGAGCGGCTCATAAATGGTATGGAAAGCGAAAGCAATCGACCGTTATCGACTTTCCGGAATCAGTTGTGAAGGAGCTTCAGCCGGACGGAAGCACGATATTGACCATTCGTGATGGAATAAAAAGCATCGCAATCAAAGTGCCGTCTTATGAGGTTGTGGCCTCCGGAGATGAGTCAAGTATTTGGCATTGTAATAAGCCTTTAAAATCAGCCGAGCATCCGACAATGAAGCCGATTCCTTTGTGTGTTACTGCGATTCGTAATTCCAGCAAAGCAAAGGATATCGTTGTTGACTTCTTCGGTGGCTCAGGGTCTACCTTGATGGCCTGTGAAGCGATTGGCCGATACTGCAGGACCTCTGAACTTGACCCAGTTTATGCAGATGTAATCGTGAAGCGTTGGGAGCTCGCAACCGGCAAGAAAGCAAAATTGATTAGGACGGCCGATTAGGGAGGTGGATTGATGGCCACTTCAAGCAATAAAAGAGGTGGAGCAACACAAGCATCGCCTGCAACAAATAGAAGAGGAGCAAATGGCAGGAACAGACCTGGACCAGGGAAAGATTTATTGCCAGAATTGCTTGAAAAACTAGATATAATTAGAGACTGTTCAGCTGCACTTTTGACGATGGAACAAACTGCCGCAAAGTTAGGAATCGCAAGAGCTACTTGGTATCGTTACCAAGCAAAATCAAAGCGAATTAGAGACGCTGTTCTTGAGGGTAAAAGAATTGCTTTAGGGGATGTTGAGAATGCTGTTTTTAAATCCGCTTTAGGCTTTCATGCAGAAGATGAAGAAGTGATAATTGATAGTGATGGGAAGAAGCGGTTTAAAAGGGTCAAGAAATATTACCCGCCGGATAAATCGCACCAGCAGTTCCTTTTGAAGAAGCTCAATCCTGATGTTTATGGAGATAAGGAGAAGGAAAGTCGGTTTGATTCCCAGGGCATTCAAAAAGATGCTGAGATTACTCCTAACGCTCCGGATGAATTGGTGGTGACGGTAGTATATGGCAAGGATTGAGGCAAAAGTTCGGTTCAATCCGATTTTTAAGACCGTTAACGAAACTCGGCAGAGGTATAGAGCATTAAAAGGCTCAGCGGGTTCGGGCAAGTCAATGAATATTGCGCAGGATTACATCCTCAAACTGCAAGATAAGCGGTATCAAGGGGCGAATTTGCTTGTTGTTCGCAAAGCTGAATCAAGTAACCGTTACTCGACCTTTGCGGAGCTTCAAGGGGCAATTATGCGGCTTCATGGTAGCCAATGGGAAAAGTATTGGCGAATAGTGACAAGCTCGCTGCTGATTCAGAGCCGAGTTACTGGAAATTCGATTATTTTCAGGGGCGCAAACGACCAGAAACAGCGTGAAAAGCTCAAATCAATTCAATTCCCTCGAGGGAAATTAACTTGGATATGGGTAGAGGAAGCAACGGAATTGCAGGAGTCCGATGTAGATATCCTTGATGACCGTTTGCGGGGCGAGTTGACTAATCCCAATCTGTACTATCAGATGACTTTCACATTCAATCCGGTATCGGCCTTGCATTGGATTAAGCGAAAGTATTTTGACTATATTTCTCCGGATATCTTCACAAGCCACAGCACTTACCTAGATAACCTCTTCATTGATGAAGCGTACCATCGCCGAATGCAAATGCGAAAAGAACAAGACCCAGAAGGTTATAAAATCTATGGGTTGGGAGAGTGGGGCCAGACTGCCGGTCTTATTTTGTCACGCTGGGAAGTCAAAGACTTTGATAACGCAAGTGGCAATTTTGATAACTTTGTATATGCTCAGGACTTCGGTTTTACTCATGCTAATGCGATTCTGGGAGTTGGTTTTCGTGAACTCAAATTCAAAGAGCTTTATGTGTGTAGTGAGATTTATAAGTACGATACCGAAACCCCGGAAATCATTGCAGAAGCGAATAAGCAGGGATTAGATAAAAAAAGAATCATGTATTGCGATAGTGAAGCTCCTGATCCGATTGCACAATGGCAAAAAGCCGGTTATAAAAATGCGGTTGCAGTTACCAAAGGAGCAGGAAGTGTTCTTTCTCAAATCGATTACTTGAAGCAGTTCAAAATATATATTCATCCGAGCTGTACGAATACCATTAAAGAGATTAGCCAGTGGAGCTGGAAATTTGACCAAAAGCGCAGTATTTACTTAGACAAGCCAGTTGATTTTATGGATGATGCAATGGCTTGCCTAAGATATGCGATTGAAGGATTTAGAAATCCGCCTGCTGTGCCTTGGACTGGGCGAATTAACTATTAAGGGGGATAAGATGAGCAAGCCTAATTATGGACTCTTGAAGAACGCCTATTATGGCACAGGCGGCTTTGAAGATGGTGGCTATTTAATTAAGCACCCACGAGAAGCGGACGACAAATACAACAAAAGGAAAGAGATTTCATATTATCTCAATTATGTTAGTGCCGTTGTTGATGGCCATGTGAACCCAATTTTTAGAGCACCCATCAAGAGGGATTGGAAGAACAGCTCTTTATCAGAATTTGAGCTATTTATTGAAGATGTGGACTGCTCCGGAACGGCAATAGACAGCTTCATGAAAATGGCGGCACTATCGGCGAAATTATATGGCATAGTTTTCATTGTTGTAGATAATTTTCAAGAGCTCCCAGCGACCAAAGATAAGACCTTGAAAGAACGAAAATTCCCCTACCTCTATCTTGTGAATCCGGAATCAGTAAAAGAATACAAGTTAGATCGGCTTGGACGGCTTACAGAGTTTTCTTTTGCCGAAAAAGTAGGAGAAGCGGAGCAAACGAGGACACTCACGACTGAGGGCTGGAGTATAGAGGGCGAGGGAAGCTCTAATGGTGCTCACAGTCTGGGAGTTGTGCCAGTAGTGCCGTTATTATCTCGAAAAGTTAAATTAACCGAAGATTTGCCACCGTCCGAATTCACAGCGATTAGTCGCACGAATATGAACATTTTTCAGCAATGCTCATGGCTTAATGAAATATTGCAGAATCAGACATTCCCGCTATTGATTTATCCGAGCAAAGAGGCAACTAAGTTGATTATTGGCAGCGAGAATGCGCTTGGTTTCGATGGCGAAAAGAGCCAGCACGCACCCAACTTTATTGCCCCACCTTCCGGACCATCCGAGGCAATAGCTTCAAATATTGACCGTCTTATAAAAGAAATTTATCGGATGGCTCAAATGTCACACGCTACAGGGGTTCAAACTCAATTATCCGGTACGGCTAAAGCATGGGATTTCGAAGAGAACAACATGGCTTTAAGCGATTTTGCTGAGAATCTTGAAAATGCTGAAATGAGGATAGGGAAGATTTTTTCTTTGTACTGCAATAGTGCTGAGTTCAATTACTCATGCGTGTATTCTCGTGATTTCAAAGTTCCGGACATAAAAGGCGAACTAGAAATTGCACAGGCGGCAATCGACCTGAATTTTGGAGAATTATTCAATACAGAGGTCTTGAAACGAGTGCTTGAAGTGATGTTCCCAGGCCTTGAATCAGAAAGTTATGACGCGATTGTTGCAAGTTTGGCAAAAGCACTTGAAGATGAAAGCCACACAAAGCGAGCCGATGAGCAAGATGAGGATGACCCGGAAGGAATTGAAGAA